TGATAGAAATTACTATCAATAAGTTTCTGATTAGAAACACCTAATTTACCTTTATCAGACTTATAGTATCCTAGATTATCATAAAAACTTGTTATAGATTCATCAAAAGTAGTTACGAATACTGAAGTAATAGTTCCAGTGGCCTTAGATGTTATTCCTTCTATAGAATTGTTCTCTCTAAAGATACCAGTTATATTCTCTACTTTAAGAAGATTAGATCTCCATTCTGAAACTACTGCTCTTGCAACTTCATTTCCATCAATCTTCTGAATTAATGTTTCTCCTTTCTTAAATGTTCCACTAAAGTTCTTAAGAACAAAAATACTCTTAGATGTAAACTTAGATGCTACAGTTTTATCTAAATGGAATGCTCCACCATTCTTATTAATAGAAACACTCTGAGGAACACCAATAGATGAACTATTAACATAAGCATCTAAATCAGATTCTACGATTTCAATCTCAGGAGCAAAAGTATATCCTACACCAGGATAATCTACAGTGATAGAGAATATAGAACCATTTCTAACTACAACATTAAATGTAGCATCTACACCATCACCATTAGTAATTACTATTTTAGGATTGATGTAATTAGATCCTTTATCACTAACATTAACACCTGTAATAGTATTAGTAGTTGTATCAAATAATACAGTTGCTTTTGCTTTAAATTCTGAATTAGGATCACATCCTTCTATAATAGGAATTTTCTTATAATTAAGTCCTAGATTTATAATTTTAAATGAATCAATCTCACCAATAGCGAATTGGCCAGTTGTAGTATATGTTATTGTTCCCGACCCGTCCCAGAGAGGAGGATCGCCAACCAAATCATATACAAAGCGATTGCTAGTAACATAGTTTACCTTCCTGACTCCTTGTAATGGGTCATCTACAATTTTTAAATATTTTCCTTCTGAATTTACAATACCATTCTTATCAAAGTAATAGTAATTTGCAAAATCAGTTCCTATCTTCTTATCGTAATTATTTGTTGCTAACCTAGATCCAAATCCAAACTTAACATCTGTATATGCTCCAAAGTTACCAGGAAGAACTGGAGAAGCAATCTTCTCAACAGTAATTAGATTATAACTCTTACTTGGACTAATATCAAAGTAAGTCCCAATGAGACTAGAATGAGACGTATCAAATCTATACTTGTAATACTCTTGTATATCAATATTGATGTTTGGTACATATGTACTATCATCTTCTGAGAATTCAAATTTGTACTCGACTGGTTCTATAGAAGATACTGATACTGTTCTTCTAGGAAGACTAAAATCAAAGAAAGTTGAATTAATAGTTACATCTTGAGCATTTGACTTCTCAATAGCATAATCAAATATAACACCTACTTGTTGAGTAGTAGGATCATATGACTGAATATATCCAGTACCTGCACCAGTAAAGATTTGATAGTTACTAGGGAAATTATATTGTGGTTTATAAAGTATTACTTCTTGATTATTGAAATGATCAGCATCAACTGTATCTTCTTGGCCTCTATCAACATTCAATGAATCAGTTGTTATAGAAACAACCTTTAATACTTCATCACCAACTTTTACTAAATCATTCTTGCAGAACCCAGTGACATCCTTGATTTTCAGAGATGTCTGTCCAGCAGCAAATCCTACATGATCAACATATATTGTTAATCTCTGACTACTTAATGATCCACCAGATCTTACAAGACTCTCATCTGCAACACTTAAATAATCTCCTTTTCTATAATCAGATCCACTATCTTGAATTGTAACATTTGATACAATACCAGCATTAGAGACTGTAATACTAGCAGTAGCACCAGTACCAGTACCACCAGTTAAAGGAACATTATTATAAGTGTTAGCAGTATAATCTGCACCACCATTTAATATTTGGAATCTTCCAATTCCAGTATCATCAATAGTACTCTTATAAGATGGTGCTTTAAGAACTATATTTTGATAAAGACGTTTTCTTACATACCATGTCTTAAGTTTTGTAGCATCATCTGGAATAATATCAACAGTTACTTCATCACCAATACCTAGGCCATGACTAGATGTTGTCTCTATAAGAGCAACACTTTGATTAACAATAAATGGTTCTAAATTATCACTTAAAGAAGTTAAAGTAATAATTCTAGATCCTGATGTATTAAAAAGATTAGAAGATTGTAAGAAATAGGTATCATCAACAATCCATGTTCCTGTAAGAACTTTAATCTTTAATGTATTTTGCTGCGTAGTACCTTCTAAAATTTCAGCAGTAGCAATAGGTGCATTTACACCATCAGTTAGACTTAGAATAGCACCTTCTGTATAAGAACTGTCTTGATCAATTATTAAAGAGAAGGTCTTAATATCAGCAGAGAATGTTCCTGTAGTATCAAATGTTCCATTAACATTCTTAAGAACGATAACATTATCGCTTGCAACATTTCCTACTATCTCACCATAAGCACTAGAAGATGGTTGTCTTAATGTATCATTAGCAAACAAATATGCAGTCTGAATTGTTGTTAATTTAACAACCTTATTTTCCTTAGATTGTAGATAACTAACATCTTTACCTTTAACAGAGGATACTATAGATTCTGCTTCTGATCCTTCTGTTCCTCTATTATCGAAATAAACTTGTGAATTAACTGAGAAGTTAGCAGATGATCTATCTACAGAGATAGAATCTACTGTTCCAGATTTAACTTCTGATATTGTAGCAATAACTCCTTCGCCATTTCTAGGCATACCAGCAGTATAAAGTCTCTTAGCATCTTTAGGAATATCATCCTGAGTGATATCAGAGTTGTAATTACTATCTACTGGTAATGAATAGAAGTTCTCACCTATGATATATGGATATTGCGGTATTTGATTGCTATCAATAGTAAGGAAATAAGCATAAGTTCCTTCTGGAAAGTCTGGGGTAATACAAAATCTTCCATTGTTTTGATCTAGAGTTCCACTTTTATGATTGTAGACAAAATCATTAGTGAATGATCCTAGAGGCCATTGTCCCTCATCAGGTCCAGCAGTACGTTGACCAACTATAGAATAACTAGAAGCCATCCTAATAATAGATGATGTTGCATCTAGTGGATCTTCATATCCAAATGCACCATATATGGGGTTACCATCATAAGCAAAACCTATGATAGGTGAGTGTGTCTTAGTTGCTGGTTCAGTACCTGCACCATTTAAGTTGTCATTTAAGGCCACCCTAAGTGATTTGGGGTTACCTACATGAGCATATCCATAATCAAGAACATTATTGAAGTTTTGGAAAACATAACCATTATCAGTATCTAAGGAAAGTTTAGTAAACCTATTCTTATTCCACTCTTTCAATAAAGGAATACCAGTAGCACCTTCACCAACAGGTATAATATCTACAACAACTGTATTTTGATTATAGAAATTACCCTCATCAATCTTTTCAAAATCTGTTATCTTACCATCTGTAAGAAGAGCTTTGTATTCAGCGAACCTTCCTCTACCAGCATTATCTCTAATTCTAACAGTTGGTGGAGAAGAATAGTATTCACCAGCATTATCAATAACAAGACTGGTTACTTTAGCACCAGTAACGATAGCACGAACTTCTGCTCTTCTACCAGAGGTAATTAATATCTCTGGTGTGGTTGGGAATGTATCAGTTGTGTCTACAATAATACTTTCAACTACATTTCCAGAAAGGACTGCTCTTGCCTTATCTCTAACACCATCTACAAGAACATATGGTGGACTAGCATATCCCCTTCCTTGAGTGTTAACTTTAATTTCTTCTAGTTTACCGTAACGTATGCTTTCTTCATCCTTGAAACCGTAGGCCAGGACACCGTTTAGAAGGACTCCAATATCACGTTTTGGAGTTGGGTAAACTTCTGTTGTTCTAGTTGCTTGTTTCCTAATAATACGAAGCAACTTCTGATCTTGTACTGGTTCACTTATAGTAGGACCATCTAATATCTTATATGATGGAAAACCAGAACTTGAAACATAATAATATTGCTCATCTTCAAATAATGCGGATACATCAGTAGATACTTGATCTAAAGCAGTCTCTACATTGGTATTTGTTGGTGCATCTACAGAATTACCTACCTGTCCTAATACCCACCTAGGCTGGTTTGTACCAGTCTTAACAATTTTAGGATCAGTTGTCTCGAATCCTGGGTTAGAGACCTGTATCTGGTCTCCTACAGCAGAGTGTGGGTGTGAATCTTGTGGAGAGAGATTATATACTACACCTAGAGTCAATAAAGATGCATTAGTACCTTCAATGATTACTGGTTTATAAACTGAAGTACCAGATGCATGTGTAGTAGGTACACTACCTCTCTTTTCAATTATAAACTGTGTAGCAGTCTTATTATCAAATTTTATTTTCTCATCAGCAATAAGAATCTCACCAGTTGGTTCCCATCCAATAGTAGAGAAAACATCTATTCTCTTTCCTACACCATCTGTACTAGGAAGATTTCTCTCTAAACGAGTCTTAGTTGAGACTGCAAAGAATCCATTAACTGTCTCAGGAGCAAGTACAATATTCCATATTGACTCTCCATCAGCAGTATTATCTGGATAAACATTATCTACAGTAGCATCAGCATACCCATATTCATCAGTAACAGACTGTACTATCTTCTTACCAATTAATAACTTAGGATCTCCTGATATAACTTTACATTTAAGAGCATAAACACTGATCCAATCAGCATTAGATACTTTATATGTGTAATCTCTTGGTTTGTATACCTCTGGTTTTGTATCATTATTAACCAGAGTATTGAAAACAAATTCAATAGAACTATTGGTTCCTTTGGCCTTATAGAATTTACTGATATTCTTAATCAGTGTTCTCTTATCAACTTCACCTTTAAGATACTTCTCAGGGAAAGAACCTAGATACTGACTCTCAAAATTTCTAACTAAGGCATATAGAAATAGATTACTTACATTATATACTGTCTCACCTGAGTTATGAGGTGCAGCAGTGGTGCTAGAATAGGTTGAAGTATTGTATAGGTCACCAAGGGTAGTATTTCCACTAACTCCTCTTACACACTCTCTCAGCTCGGTATCAGTACGTGTACCATAGAATATAATTTCATCACCAATTCTTACATAACCATTTGCCTGTGGAAAACTCGACGCATCTTGTAGTACAATTGTATCAGCATTAGCAGAAATATAAGCATCCAAGCTATCAAACTGTCTAAGAATATTTTGCTCATAATAATCAATGTTGGAATAAGTTTGTAAATTGCTGGCAATATCTAAGGGGCCACCCTGAACTTCCTGACCTTCATAGTATTTCTGAACAAACTTGTGGAAAAGTGGGTATTCAGATACTATAAACTCAGGTAGTTGCGACTCAATAAGAGTGCTAATTCTTTTAGTCTTTACTGCCATTACTCTTTATACGCAACGAAGCTGGAATTTGCAATGTCAACATCAAGATACATCTCTCGAAGTGCCTTGACATCATTAGATAGTGGTTTCACTCTAAGTGAAATACGATTGTCGAAGAAACTACCTTTAATAATAGTTAAGTCGTATAACTTTAGTTCACCTTTGACATAATCAATATCACCAACTTCCTTGTCCAGGACAACCTTCTCACCAGTTGAGGAATCTATTCTATATAGGACAATCTTCTCATCTCTGTCTTCTAAGTAGACATCAAAAGTAGGATATTCTGTTACTCTAAATCCTGTTGATGAGAGAACAGGACTATCACAATCCTTATCAAATGCATTCTGATAACAAACTTCATAGAAGAAAGTAGAATTTAATTGAGGATAGAAGTCTCTCCTCATAGTAATTGATGTTAAATTAGAATTAATACTCGGATCTGCCTCATCAATTACAGCAGTAAACTTACTATATCTAAATTTACCCTTAAATTTCTCTGTACCACTAGTATTAGTATATGTTTTTACTGCACCAATGGCCACATCTCGTATTTCAGCAGGAGGAGAATCTGTTTTTGACCCACTATAATAGATCTCACTGGTCAATTCTACATGTAAAACAGCAGGATCAACGATAACTGGCTCAACAGAAGCAACAACATACTTCTTTAACTCCTCAACAATCTGATTTTTAGTCAAAGATGTCAAATATGAAGCATCAGTTGGCTTTAAAACAACAAAAACTTTACCATAATCAGGTGGATCTTGGTCTTCTCCACCAAAAATTATGATATCGCTAGTAGCAGGATAGATATTTCTTACGATTGCACCATAATCTTCAGCAGTTACAGCACGATCTTGAGTACCAAACGTCTTAGGTGCATTAAATTTGATCTTTTCTGTGGTTTCTTGCTCTTCTCCACCAGCAGCAGGAACAGAATTGTTGATTGTTACGTTATATGAATTAGGAGTAAGACCACTTCCATTAACTAAAACACCATTAAACACAAAAGATTTGACTCCATTGGACTCAGAACCAGATGTTGTGATGTAAGTTACACGAATTTGAGCATTATTTTCTAATTTTTTACCTAAAACACCATCTCCAAATATCAATTCATATCTATCATCAGCAATTTCTTCTAAAAAGAAGACTTTTGATGTGCTATCTACACCTAAAATATTGTCTGCCTTCAAATATGGCTCATTAAATGACCCTCCAGTAGGATAAACTTGGACTGATATTGTATTTGTATCAATATCTGGGTTGTTTAAAATGAATTTTTGTGATTTTTGTGCTGTCTGAACAGTAAATGTCTGTGATACTTGGGTTCCTTCTCTTAAAGGAACGTTAGTGAAGACGGCCTGATTGTTTGCAACTGCTGCTTTTACACCTTTTTCCACAACATATTGATAAACATTGTTATCATAGGTAGTAAAAAACCCAGTTCCACCTCTTAAGTTTAGTTCTGTATCGGTAGTAGGATTGCTATAGTCAACTGTAAAGTCAATATATGCAGTAGGAGATGTTTTTGACTTAGGTGTATATCCTAACTGCTTCGCAATTGATACTACATTGTCTCTCAGAGACGCGGAATCAATGAACAATTCATTGACTACCATGTTTGTGTTGAACGCAGTATAGTACGTATTATAAGCAAGTACGTCTATTAAGTTAGATATAGCAGAACCTTCAAAATCATAGTCAGTAAAATCCGACTGCGACTTTAAATAGTCCTTCAGCGTAGTTTTGATCTGCTCAAAATCTAAATTAGCAACTTGAGTATAAGGCATTTATCGAGTACGTTCTAAGAAGAAACCTGCCTGTTGTTGTCTATCTTCTCGTCCTATAATTCTATAGAAAAGTTCTACCTCATATCCATTAGTATTGAAGTCTGGTTCGCATCGAACATCCTCTACAATTACTCGTGGTTCCCATCTTTTAATGGTTTCCTTAACTTGAGACTTAATCATACCAGCAGTACCATAATCTAATGGTTCAAATAATGACTTCTGGAGATTAGATCCTAGTTGGGGTTGGAATAGACGCTCACCTTTCCTAGTAAGAAGCAGGTTCTTGATTGATTGAGTAATCGCAGCCTTATCCTTCACCGTGATTACATCATCGGTTACAGGATGCTTCTTAAATGTAACGCTTAAATCTTTAAACGTTTGGAACGTGGGCATTTAGACACAGCAAAGCTATTTCTATTTATCCACTGTAACTGAATAGAATGTATATTTCAAAAATAATTC